GCAGTGAAAATCATATGGCAGACATGAGATGGATAAAAGGTTCAACTGCTTATGATCCAACTCAGGCAACCATTACAGTTCCAACACAAGCACTTACTCATGTTACAAACACAGTACTGCTAATGAATAACACATCAGATTTTGCAATTTATTCCAATACAGGAAATGCAAACATGGTGACTGCAGGTACTGCTCAAACCGACACTTCTGTTAGAAAATTTACTACATCTTCAGCAATGAAGTTTGATGGAAATAGTGATTATGTCAAATGGTATCAACCAGGTGGTCTGGGTGGTGGAGATTTCACTGTTGAAATGTGGATATACATTCTTAGTGGTGGACCTGTTAACCAATCGTTTTGGTCATGTAACAGAGCACAAAATGTTGGGTTCAATATGGGCATTAATAGTTCCAAGACACTCAGTATATATGCTACATCCCCATCAACCCCAATTGTAGGTTCATCTCCTTTTGCCCTTAACACTTGGATTCATACTGCTTTGGTTAGACATAATGGAACTATAACATTCTATGAGGACGGAACAGCATACGCCGATGATTGGGCTACAACAAATAACTTTACAGGTGATACCTTCATGCTTGGTGATACTGCTAATAATTCTCCAGCAGGAGGATATCTGGCAGCAAATATGGGTGAGTATTGGAATGGATATATTCAGGATTTCAGGTTTGTAAAAAGCGCAGTATACACTGCAAACTTTACACCACCAACTGCTGAACTAGGCATTGGTATATAGAGAGGAATAGAGATGGGAACATCTAGAACAAGAGACATTGCCAGAATACTTGGCAAGTCCGAAAGAAATAATCCTGCCAACAAAGCTCTAACCTTTGCCGATGACCCTAATGGTGGGGGTTCATCATTAGAGGTATATGCAACACTGAATGATTTGCCGACCAGTAATTTGACTACTGGTGATCAAGCGTATGTATCAGAAAATCAAAGGATGTATATTTCAAATGGATCTGGTTGGTATAATGTTGCACTTATTAATGCGACACCCTCTTTAACACTTAGTCCTTCAGGGGCTATTGCACTATCTCCAGAAGAGGTAGCACAAACAATTACTATTACTGCAGTTGATTCTGATAATGCAGATGCATCATTAACACTATCTGTTGATTCTGGTGGTGACTTCTTTAAGATGGCAACTATATCTCAGGATTCAAGTGTATTCACAATCACACCGCGAAGTTCAGATTCTGCAACTGCAACTGGAGATGATGGCGTAGCTACACTAACATTTAAAGCAAGTGATGGGATAAGTTTTGGTTCAGAGCAAGTGACATTTACTCTAGGATTTACCGTAGTAAATAGTAACTTCACATCTCTATTAATGAAAGCAGATACAGCAGGTACTGATAACCAGGTTGATGCATCTACCAATAATCATGCAATCACGGAAACTGGTACTGTAATTTCAACTGGTTTTACTCCATATCATCCTGGCGGTTACAGTACATATTTTGCGTCATCTTCTGAGCATCTTATAACAAATCTGGCCACGTCTGGTACTGATGCTTGGACTATAGAATGGTGGGTATATCACACTGCAAACTCAGGCACTTCAAGTCAAAATAGAAATTTTGGTGCAGCAACAAATGATCCAATGTTTCTTAACACAAATTTAAATACTCAAAATTTATACATTGGCGGTCAACCACGAGTGACTGGTTCAAAGACTATGGCCATCGGTCAATGGTATCATATGGCACTTGTACGATCTGTCACTAGTAATACAATAAAACTCTACATCGATGGTGTTCTAGAAGGAACTTCTGCTGTACAGGCGGGCACCCCACATAATATACCTGCAAAGACTGACTTTGGTATTGGTAGTGATGAAAACTTTAATGCATACGGTATGACTGGGTATATAAGAGATTTTAGATATGTTATTGGAACTGAGGTTTATACATCAGCATTTACACCTCCAGAAGCACCTCTAACAGCAATAACTGGTACTGACTTATTGCTTTGTAATCATGCTGCGGTGATAGACACTTCTGGTAATCTTAATCCTGTAACAATTAGTGGCACATCAACTGCAAGGCTTAGTCCATATGCTCAAGAAGATGAATATACTAAAGCCAATCATGGTGGATCGCTACGTTTCGGAGGGAGTAGTAATTTAAACACTGCCGCTATTACATGGGATCGCACAAAAGATTGGACATTCGAAGGTTGGTGGTATGGTACTAATGCCTCAGATGGTACTTTTGCAGCACTGAATGTTGGTAGTGGTGTTAATGGTCTCTATGTAATGCACGGTGGTGGTGTGTATATTAATGGTATTCAATGGGGGATTCCAGGAACTCCTGCAAACTACTTTAAACCGAATCATTGGAATCATTGGGCATTGGTTAGACATTCAGGCACTTATAAATTCTATGTAAATGGAATTTCTATGTGGAGTGAAACCAATGCAGGAGATGGCGGTAGTGGTACTCATAGATTTGGAATAGGGGCAACTGCAACAAATGCAGCGGCGGTTTCAGATGGGGTGTTTATAGCTGATGTTAGGTTTACAGAAGATGGCGTATATACAGGCGACTTTATTCCACCTACCACTCCATTAACTGTTCTTGGAGATACAATTTTTAAGACAGGCACTAACACACAAAGTATATGGGATGCTCAAGGTGGCCACGCTCTGATTCGTGCTGGAGACGTAGCGGCAAGTAATACATATAGGAATTTTACTACATCATCTGCCGTTTATTTTGATGGTACTGGTGATTATTTAGAGGTGCCTGCAAGTAATAATTTGGCACACGGGGCCGATAGTTTTACAATAGAATTTTGGATGTATGCTACATCAGTTGCAGGAACTCAAAATATATATGACACTAGAACTGGTAATGGGTTTTCTGTAAATATGGTGAGTGGAGTAGTAGGATTTTATAGTGAACCTAATAGCGGATATTTGTTACAGTCTTCTGCTTTAAGTGCAGATACATGGTATCATGTAGCAATAGTAAGGAATGGAACTGCTATGGCCATGTATATAGATGGTACTAGTGTTGCTACTGCAACTAATAGTTCGTCTTTTACTAATACAACAGGTACAATTGGAGCTAGATATTCACGGAATCAACAATATTATTTTGGTTATCTTCAGGATTTCAGAGTTTCAAAAGGGCTTGCAAGATATACATCTAGCTTTACCCCTGCTGCCACGGAACATAAAGGTTAAATAAAATGAGTAGAAATAGAGATATTGCAAAAATACTAGGACTTACTGAGGCAGAAAATACTACAAATGTATCATTGGGTGCAGGTGGTGGAGGAGGTTCTGGCGTAACCAATGCTGATTCAATAGGATTGTTTGCTGCGTCACCTGATTCTGGAACTTTACATTATGCCAAGGATACCAAAGCATTATATCTCTATGATGGTAATGAATACGATAGGGTATTTTCTGGTCCAAATGAAGCATTAAGTTTCACTACATCTTTGGCATCAACAAGTACTGTATCTCCTGGCGATAGTGCAACTTTTACGGTATTGGCAGCATCAGATTTTGAAGGATTTCCGATAACATACTCATATGAAACCGTACCGTCTAATCCAGTTGGATTAGATAGTGCATCAGGTACTGATAATTCAGGCGTAATCAATAATAATGATGGTACATTTAATCTATATGGAGCGTCAGGAATTGACAGTTCAGCACAATTTACGTTTAGAGCAAAGGCAACAGACGGTACACATGTCAGCACAACATCAACAGTAGTATCACTTGTTGGGTCGCAAACACTAGATATTCTATTCGATAATAGTTGTGTTGCGCTTTATAAACTTGATAATGATGGTACAGACGCCAGCGGTAACTTTGATGCATCTGGATATAAGCGTGGCAGTGGTGGATATAGCACTACTGCCAAATATGGATCACACTCATTTGCTCCAATAATCGGTGATGCTGTATTAGATTTACCAGATGTGGTAACTTCATATCCATTTACGGTCAGTGCATGGGTCCAACTTAATAATTTAGATAATAGTGCCAATAATGTTGTTATGAATACCGCCATTGGTTCACAAAGAGTGACCATTTGTTTCTATGATTGGGCAAGCACAAATAATATGCAACCTATGATTATGTATGGTGGGACTGGCCATTGGTACTGGACTGGATACACATTTGCGCTGAATACGTGGTATCATCTAACTTATTCAGTGGCAGGAAGTAATAGTTCTTCTAGTGCAGTTTACATTAATGGCAGCGCAAGTGGATTAACTGCAAATAATGGCGGCAGTAGTCATGGAGGTACTGCTGGTTGGGCATTGGGTGGTAATTTCACAGGAAATGCCAATGAATCATTTGATGGTTACATAGATCAAGTTCGAATATTTAATAAAGCATTAGATGCATCTGAGGCAGCAACACTATATTCCAGAGGTGGGTAAAATAAATTATGCTTAAGCTTTATGCCCTTATTATTATAATTGGTATTCTAGGTGGTGTTGGTTATGGTGCAAAATACTACTATGATTCAACTCAAGCTACCATTGCCATACTGAGAGAAAATAATGCACAACTTGAGGTTGCTGTACAAACTGCACAAGAAAGTGTAGAAACCTTACAGCAAGATATGGTAAAGCAAGCAGAACTTAATAATCAACTACAAAAGAATCTTCAGAAGGCTGAGCAGTATGGTGATAGTCTTCGGAATAAATTACAGCAGTTGGATCTTGTAAAGGATGCAATTATGGATGCTGAAAAATTGGAAGGAAAAATGAATGGTGCTACAGCAAAAATATGGCGGAAAATTACTCGCGACACTGGCGGTGATGACTACCCTATTCCTGACTGGTTGCAGCAGTCTCGAGAGAGAGCCGGAATTGAGGGTAGTGACCAAAATAGAGAAGACAATAGTAGCAGTAGTGGCCCGGCCGAAACCGGTACAACTGAATGATGTAAAGGTTCACGTTGTTAATGAAGAAAATTATAATGAGTTCATACAAAAGTTTAAAGAAGAAAATGGCCAGGTTGCATATGTCTCATTATCAATGAGGGATTATGAAAATCTTGCATTAAATATAGCAGAATTAAGAAGATTTATCAATCAACAAACAGATATAATAGTTTACTATGAAGAGGCAGTGACTGACGACAAACGCGAGGAGAGTGTCGATGAAACTGAATCTGGAGAAAGCAAATAAGTTTGCACAAATGGCTGAAATTGCCTATAAAGATGAGGATGCCAAACAGTATTATCAAAAGTTAAGATATGGCAATCATCGTTTTTTGGAAAATGATGGAGCACAATGTCATATTGTATGGAACGATGAAGAGATTACAATATGTTTTCGTGGTACAGAGCCTGATGAATTGTCGGATGTTCTTGCAGACCTTAATGCAATTCCAAGAAAAAGTATGACAGACGGTTGGGTTCATTCTGGATTTAGAGGTGAACTTGATAAGTTATGGAATCTTGTTACAAACATAATTGATCAACATACAGAATTAAAACTTTATATCTGTGGACACTCATTGGGTGCCGCCATGGCAACTTTAGCCGCATCCAGGGTAGAAGATAGGGTAGTGGAATTATATACGTATGGTTCACCTCGTGTAGGGACAAGAGGGTTTGTAAAGAATGCACACGTAACACATTGGCGTTTTGTAAATAATAATGATATTGTAACGCGTGTACCATTGGCTCTGATGGGTTATAAACACCACGGAAACCTTTGTTATATTAATCATTATGGTCAAATTCGTAACATGACTGTATGGCAAAGAATAAAGGATAAATTTAGAGGATATAAATCAGGATTGCTTGATGGTGCTATGGATCATGGAATGGGTAATTATGTTAAATATACCATCAAGGAGGGCTAAATGATTGAAAGAATGTTCGAAGATACTCTGTGGATATATACTGCTATAGGGGGTTCACTTGTTGGTGCAGCCTTTCTGGCATATTTTAAAGATACAAGGGCAGGTTTGTGGTGTTATGCCAAATTGGACCAAACCTTAGATTACCTTGTTGAACGATGGGGATTAACTTGGTTCGAGCAACCAACCGATGCATGGAGAAAAAAATATCCATATGTCACAAAGAAAATTGATGAATTAGAAAAAAGAATTAAGGATTTAGAGAATGAAAGAAATACTAATTAAGGCATTTATCTCACATGCACAAGGTCATATTAATAAACATTTAGCAAATGTTGAGGTATATCTTAACAATCCTGTTGGTGTTGGTGAACACCCAGATATTATGGAAGCAATTGAATCAGAAATTGAACAGGTGGCCAAATATGATGACCAAATTGAAATGATCAAAAAATATTTCATAAAAAGTTAGTAGACCACGCAAAAAGGTGTTTACAAAGACACCGTTTTGATATATAATACTACCATAAAAACAATCATTAAAAGGAATTCATGTAATGCAAAATCGGTTTGCAGACACACGCGCGTTTTTATCTCAGACAAAATTCTACGATGGCTATTCCAGATTCAAGGATGAAGAGAATAGATATGAAACCTGGGATGAAGCAGTGGATCGCGTATTAGAGATGCACGAGGAAAACTATTCGGAGCATCTAGATAAATTAAATAAATATTTGGAAGAAGCAAGAGAGTCATATAAAGAACAAAGAGTATTGGGCGCCCAACGAGCTTTACAGTTTGGTGGAGAACAATTAAAGAAACATCAGATGCGCATGTATAATTGCACATCATCCTATGCGGATCGTCCTGCATTCTTTGGTGAATTCTTCTATATTTTATTATGTGGTGCAGGTGCAGGGTTCTCTGTACAAGAACATCACATAGGAAAATTACCACAGATTCAACAACGGACAAAACAAGCTAAAGGGTATATTGTAGAAGATTCAATTGAAGGTTGGGCATCTGCTCTTGATGTATTGATGGCATCATATTTTGTAGGTGGTGGCAAATATCCAGAGTATGAGGGTCGCCGTGTATTCTTTGACCTATCACAAATTCGTCCAAAGGGTGCAAAAATCTCTGGTGGTTTTAAAGCCCCTGGTCCAGAAGGCCTTCGTAAGTCACTTGATAAAATTGAGCATATGTTACAAGGTTTTGTAATTGATCAAAAGGAATCGGTACCATTACGTCCTATCGCTGTATATGATATTTGTATGCATGCAGCAGATGCAGTTCTTTCAGGTGGTGTTCGCCGTTCAGCCACAATTTGTTTATTCTCACCTGAAGATGATGAGATGATGAATGCAAAAACAGGTAATTGGTTTATGGATAATCCACAACGCGGCCGTTCAAATAACTCGGCAGTGATTGTTCGTGATGAATCAACGCCTGAAATGTTTGCAAAAATTATGGAGTCAGTAAAATCATATGGTGAACCAGGATTTTATTTTACTACATCAAAAGAACACACCACAAATCCCTGTGTTGAAATTGGTATGTTCCCACAATATGAAGGGGAATCCGGTTGGCAAGGTTGTAACCTTACAGAAATCAACGGAGGGAAATGTGTTACCGAGGAAGATTTCTACAAGGCATGCCGTGCAGCATCTATCCTCGGTACCTTACAAGCTGGATATACAGATTTTAAATTTATCTCTGATACATCCAAAAAAATCTTTGATCGTGAGGCACTCCTTGGGGTGTCAATCACAGGATGGATGAACAATCCTGACATTTTGTTTGACTCTAAAATTCTAAAAAAAGGAGCCAACATTGTTAAGAAAGTTAATAAAGAAATTGCCGCCATTATTGGTATTAACGCTGCTGCTCGGACTACTTGCGTTAAACCAAGTGGTAATGCTTCCGTATTATTGCAGACTGCTTCAGGTATTCATGCCGAACATTCTCCAATGTACATAAGAAATATTCAAATGAATAAAGAATCTGAAATTACTCAGGCAATCCAAAGATCAAATCCATTTATGGTTGAGGAATCAGTATGGTCAGCCAATGGTACTGATGTTGTGGTTTCATTTCCTATTGTGCCAAAGAATGGTTCAATGTACAAGGATCATCTGCTTGGCGTAAAACATTTAGAGCTTGTAAAAAAGGCCCAAAAACATTGGGTTGTGGAAGGCACTAATGAAGATCTATGTGCTGATGAAGGCATTCGGCATAATGTGTCCAATACAATTATTGTTGATGATTGGGATGATGTAGAAAAATATGTATTTGAAAATAGATATTCATTTTCTGGTATTTCATTCCTTGCCCCAACAGGTGATAAAGATTATAATCAGGCACCAAATACCCAGGTTATTACAGCCGATGATATGGTAAACAAATATGATCAGGGTGCAATTTTTGCTTCCGGTATGGTTGTTGATTCCATAAAAGTATTTGATAACCTATGGATTGCCTGTGCAACGGCCCAAGGCATGGGTGAAGATTTATCTCTTGAATCGTCAGAGAACTCTGCAAAGAAAGATTGGGTTCGGCGATATGAAAGGTTTGCAGAAAACTATTTAGATGGTGATATGAAGAAAACAGAATACTGTTTGAAAGATTCATATCTCTTACATAAATGGAATAAAATTCAAAAAAATCTTAAAGAGATTGATTGGAAAAGTGATCTTACTGAGAAAGTGTATACAGATGTAGATACACTTGCAGCGGCAGCATGTGCTGGTGGAGCTTGTGAAATTGATTTCTAGTCCTTGTGTAAAGATTTGCACATTGATAGATAATACTTGTATCGGTTGTGGTAGAACCACAGAAGAAATTCGCGAATGGTTTACCGCAACCGATGATAGAAAAAAAGAAATAAAGGAATCAAGTGGAAAAAGAATATCGCATTGAATGTGAAGAATGTGAATCGGTTACCATAGTATTAACAGAGGCTGGTGAAGTGCCAGAATTTTGTCCTTGCTGTGGTCGAAGAGCAGATGTGGAGAATATAAATGTCGACTCTGATATGTAATTTACCTAATCAAAAGGTTTTTGTAAGAAAAGAATATCTGATGGACCATCAAAGTGGTCATGGAGAATTTATTGAAGGACATTGGGTAACAGCCAAATCAATTCCAGGTAGGGCCTTCTATTTTGAAACATACCTACCACAATATGGTGCACTCTATGATAAGTTACCTATCAGTGCATTTGTTTCAAGTCCAGAGACACCAACCCCAGATCTAACATTACCTAATCTACAGTTTTGGAATTGTATGGACTATGGTGTAACTGCAATCTATAAACAGTTTATTGGTTCAATGGACTTTGAAATTCGTAGTCGTGATCAAGGAAATCTGTATGGCACTTACATCTGTACACTTGATAATTATCACGAATCTGCAAACGAGGTGGACTATTCTACTTCCGAGGTTCCAGAGGAACATAAATCATTTAACCTTATTGAACTTGAAAATGGTCAATATGCATTGTATCCAAATAATCGTATGAGAGTTTATGATAATAGTTTAACACCTGAAGAACCACTGATGCCTGACTTTAAGGTTTCAACTGACTACTATCAAGTTGAAACAGGTAATAAGTATAGGCTTGGTGACACAGAGGAATATTATTACGATGCCAAGGCCAAATAAAAATTTTAATTTAACTGTGGAAGAACTACAGTTAATTGAAATGTCTTTAATTGCATATAGTACTACTCAAAGTAATAGGCAAAAAGAAATACAGGAACTCCTTGCCAAGTTCTATCACCAGAAGGTATGGTATAGACCAAGCAATGAAAAAATATATGTAAGCGGTTAATATATAACCATATGTGGATATATGAAGATAAAGAATATGATGAAACTCCCGAAGAATATCAAGGCTTTGTCTACCTCATCACTGAAGTGGATACAGGCAAAAAATATATCGGTAAAAAGAACTTCTGGCGGCCGAAAGTACTACCAAAAAATTCAAAGAGAAACCGACGGGTACGAACACGCGTTGAGTCTGACTGGCGAGATTATTACGGTAGCAACAAAGAGGGCCAACTTCTTGTAGAAGAGAAGGGTAAGGATAATTATAATAGACAGATTCTACATCTTTGTAAAACAAAAGGTGAAATGTCCTATTATGAAGCCAAACTCCAATTCGATAATGATGTTCTATTAAGCAATGAATACTACAACGAATTTATTGGTTGTAAAATTCATAGTAAGCATATTAAGGGTTTACATTTAACATAGAATGTGATATAATAGTACCATAATAAAACTTTATGGAGCGTAATGTGATTTTAATTGATTTTAGTGGTATTGCAATTGCCACCATTGCCGTAAACAAGGTAAATGATGAGAGTATGCTAAGGCATATGATGATTAATTCAATTCGTATGTATCGTACGAAATTCAAGGAACAGTATGGAGAGGTTGTATTGGCTATTGATGCCGGTAACAACTGGCGTAGAAACTATTATCCACAATATAAGGCCAACCGTAAGAAAAGCCGTGACGATTCTGGATTTGATTGGCAGGAAGCCTTCCGTATCTTACATATGGTACAGGAAGAAATCAAAGACAATTTTCCATACAAGGTTATTAAGATTGACGAATGTGAGGCAGATGATATCATTGGTACCGTCGTTGCCAATACGCAAGAGTTTGGTCAATACGAGGATGTGATGATTGTATCTGCAGATCATGATTTCAAACAACTACAGAAATATCCTAACGTAAAACAATTCTCGCCATTACTTAAAAAACCGGTTGTGGATGATAATCCTAAAATAAACCTTATAGAGAAAATCCTTACTGGTGATGCCGGTGATGGTGTACCAAATGTTTTATCTGATGATGATGTATTTGTTGATGGTCGTAGACAAACACCACTATCCAAAAAGAAAAAAGAGGCCTTCAAGGAGGACCTTGCTGAGGGTGAGTTGCTCTATGCTGCTTCCTGGTATCGTAATTATCAACGTAATGAAACACTCATTGATTTGACCAATACACCTGACAGACTAAAAAAACAAATTATTGAAGAATTTAATTCACAGGATCCTTGGCATAATAAGGGTAAAGTGTTTCCCTATCTTATAAATAAAGGTATGAAACAAATGATTGAATCCGTAGAGGAATTGATATAATGAAAAAGTATGTATTTGAAGTTTTATCTGAAGTGTCTAAAGCCAAGGCAAAAGCAGATAAGGTTAATATATTAAAAGAAAATGAAACTTGGGCTCTTAAGGACATAATTCGTGGTTCAATGGATACTACTGTTAAATGGTCTCTACCTGAAGGTGAACCACCATATACAGCAGCCGAGCCACACAACCATCCGGCAAATCTTATCAGAGAAAATACAAAGTTTGGTTACTTTGCCAAAGGTGGTAAAGGTGATCAGATGCCTAAATTTAAGCGTGAAAGAATTTTTATTGGCATTCTTGAAGGTGTTCATCCAGAGGATGCCAAGTTAGTCATTAATATGATTAATAAGAAAACACCCAAGGGTCTAACACGGCCCGTAGTACTGGAGGCCTTTCCTGGTCTGTTACGCGACTAAAATTAACATTAACCTTTCAACACTAACAAAGAGTGTATGCATTCGCATATGCTCTTTTTTCATAGGAAAACTACTAATGGTATTAGCTCAAATTGAACGTTTGCAGAAAGACTCTAATAACTTGGAAATCTATGCTCGTAAATTAGAAAAAAAAGGGTTTACATCAAGAGCAGAGAAAATTCTAAAAAAGAGAGACTTTATTCTAAGAACATTAGAGGAGCTTAAACCGGCATAATATATAAATTAGTTGTTTACAAGTACCGGGTAATGTGTTATAATAATATAGTTATTGGTTGAGGGAAGGTGGTACCTATATTATGAATATTTTTGTTTTACATCAAGATCCGGTTATATCTGCTCAAATGCAATGTGATAAACATGTTGTAAAAATGATTGTTGAGTCCGGTCAAATGTTGTCAACTGCACATCGTATGTTGGATGGTAAGAGAATGAAAAAGCCATCCAAGTCCGGTAAACGTATGGTAGACTATTATGATCTATATGAAGGTCCATATAATGATCTAGAGGCAGAACTTTGTTACTACAAAGCTGTACATCACAAACATCCTTGCACTGTATGGACTATGGAAAGTTCCAGCAACTATCGTTGGCACTGGGAACATCTAAAAGCCCTTTGTGAGGAATATACATATAGGTATGCAACAGAGAAAGAACCTTACAAGGATACAAAAACTGCAAGGGAACTTCTTTGGCAAATACAATCGTTACCTAGAAACATACCGGATGGACCAATGACTCCATTTAAATTGGCTATGAAATCCAATCCGGAATGTATGTTTCCTAACGACCCTGTAAAATCATATCGTATGTTTTACCATACTAAACAAGATCGGTTCAAAATGGAATGGACCAGACGCAAACAACCGGAGTGGTGGAATGCCAGTATACACACTGCATAAAAAATCTACAGATGAATATTTTGATGTTAATGTTAAATTTGATGACCTTGCCCAATTATTAGAGGATGATGATATTGTACGTGTTTTAGTCGCACCAAAGTTTGCAAGTAATACAGTGACAAATTTAAGACGCGCTGGTAATGAATGGCAAGATTTGCTAGGTAATATTAAGAAGGGTTCTGGTAGAAAGAATACCATTAAAACATGAAACGTAATAAACCAAAAGATTATAAAGAATTTATCACTGTTCGTATTGCTCAACTTAGAGATGATGCATTAAAGGCACATGATCCACACGACCGTGTTTGGTATTATCGACTAATTTCAGAATTGCAAATGGTACAAAATTATGAGTAAGGCAACCGTAAAACATGATGACCTATATGAAACTTCACCAGAAACTGAAAACCAGCAGAAGGCTTTTGATTCATGGGACGATGGAGATAATTTGGTTCTTGCTGGTTCGGCTGGAACTGGTAAGACTTTTGTTGCGCTTTACCTGGCCTTGGAATCGGTACTCGAGCGAGAGACGCCTTATAATAAGTGTATTATTGTCAGGTCGGTAGTACCAACAAGGGATATGGGTTATCTGCCAGGAACCGTAGAGGAAAAGAAAGAGGTATTTGAAACACCATATAAAGCTATCTGTCAAGAACTATTTAATGAGAATGCGGCCTATAATAAATTGATAAATAGTCACCAGGTAGAGTTTACAACAACATCGTTTATTCGAGGGTTGACAATAGACAATGCCATTATTATCGTGGATGAAATGCAAAACCTAAACTTCCACGAACTTGATTCTGTTATCACACGTGTAGGTAATAATTGCAGGATCATATTTAGTGGAGACTATCACCAGTCAGATTTTAAAGATCTTACGGAACGTGATGGCCTTCAGAGATTCTTACGAGTCATAGAACAACTAAAGAATTTTAGTGTGATCACCTTTGGTTGGCAAGATATTGTAAGATCAGACTTCCTACGTGATTATATTATGACGAAGGAAATGTTAGGAATGAAATAATGAATATTGTAAAATGGATTTTTGCCGTTATTGCCACAGGTCTAGTACTTATTACAATTAGTACCAGTGATTTATTTGCCAAAGATGAATGGGTTGCAAAACCGGTTATCTGTAATGAATCACATCAAGACATATTAGAAAAATTCTATTATGAAGAAAATCTTCACCCTTTGCTTGGTGGAACCACAAGGATTAGAATGGGTAAAGACCCAGACGAATTAGTAGATGGTGTGGTATATGTAATGTATGATGCAGAGAATAATAGTATTGCCATTATGGAATATACTTCTGATCAGGTATGTGCTTTAGGATTTATACACGATGTGGAATTTGACGTTGACACATTAAAAGGTTATATGGGCTATGAAAGATGAAATACTATCTTCTTATCATAATGGCTTTTCAGCCGGGTGAGAAGATAGATCATTTCTTATTAGATAGGGTAGCATTTGATACTGCTGAGGAATGTCAATCATTTGGTACACAATACTCGGAAATGATTGCAAACCTTGCAGTGATGAAATTTAAAGGTAAGGACTGGTCATCAATGTATTGTATACCAGAAAATAATGCAAATAGTGAATTGATAGAAAGTATATTAAATGAGAAAGGTATTTGAACATGTGGAATTGGATATCGGATATGATGATTTGGTTGCAGACACACGCAAGACTGGGCGCTTATACTTTGCTCCTGATGGTACTAGTTATCCTAGTGTCACAACAATACTGAGTATATTAAGTGAAGATTCAATTAGAGCCTGGCGATCCAGAGTTGGGGAAGAGGAAGCTAATAAGATTAGTACTCGAGCTGCTGGTCGCGGTACTCTTGTACATTCTATTATCGAAGGGTATTTAAAAAATGAAGATACAACAAAATATCTCCCACATATTAGGCAAAGCCTTGAGAATTTGCGGCCAATCCTTGATAAATCTATCGGAAAAATCTTTGGCCTCGAAACTGCTCTTTATAGTCGCCATCTTGGTATGGCTGGTCGTTGTGATTGTATAGCAGAGTTTGATGGTGTACCGTCAATTATCGACTTCAAAACATCTCGCCGAGTTAAGAAAAAGGAATACATTTCCAATTATTTTGCTCAGATGTCTGCGTATGCCATTATGTTTGAAGAACGCACTGGTATGCCGATCACGAACACGGTAGTCATTATGGATGTTGATGGTGAGGATCCTTTGGTCTTTAAAGAGCACAGAGATAACTATACAAAGTTGTTATTAGATACCAAAGCCGAATATGATAGGCGCAAATTATTTTCGTAAAAAACGCATTTAATTTAAAAAAACACTTTACATTATACTAGAAGTATGATATAATAGTTAT